TGAACAGCATCGGCGTGAAGGGCGAGCCGTACCTACGGTTGTTCGGTGAGCTTGCTTACCAGTCGCCTAAGTCGGCCCGCGATCCAGACCTGCTGGCTTACATCTCCCTAGGGGATAAGGCCGGGGCCTTGAAGGCCCTGAGGGAAACCCCTGCGTATAAAGGCAGCCACGCTGAGCGTCGGGCTGTGTACGTATCTAAACTAGAAACCGCCATGAGGTAATACAATGCAGATCGACCCGCAAGTATACGATAGCCCTACGTTCGACACTACTCTGCCGGAGCGTGCAGACGCAGCCCGAGCCCAGTACAAGGCACCAGAGAATGTCCCGCAGGCTTCGGTGCTTGTGGGGACACAGGCGAACGCAGCAGCACATGTAACAGAGCAGGCGAATGCCCGCCAACCTGTTAGCCTGATGGCATCCGTGAACGCTACCGTTGACGAGATGTCCCCGATGGCTGTGTACCGCTGGGCAACAGGCCCAGACTTTGCACACCAAGAGGGCTTCAACGCCGGTGAGCATCTGCCCGGTCTGACTATGCAGCTGAGCGCGGACGAGCGCGAGCGCTTGATGAAGACCAAGAGTCAGGACGAGTTCGACTACTGGGTTGGCAACATTGACCGAGTGAACTACAACAACCGCCTAATGGGTGACCATCCGATTGCCAGCTTTGGCCTTCAGATGATCGACCCAGTGTACCTCGGCATTGACGCGGCTAGCATGGGTGCCGGTACATTGGTGGCTGCGGCTAGGGCAGGTAAAGGCGTACAGCGTCTGGTATCTGGCGTGACCTCTGCCGCTGGTGCGGTTGGCGTCTCAGCAATCGAGGGGCAGTCCCGTGTCGTCTCTGACTTCGAGGTTATCTCTGGTGCCCTACTGAACGGTGCCGGTACTGCGGCGTTCTATAGCCCGCTCACTCGGAAGTTGGAAGTAGCGGACAAGGACTTCCCATCGCAGAAGCTGGCCGAGGTGGCCCAGCCAATTACTGAGCGCCCTGTGTCCAAGGCTGTAGACCCGACCCCTGTTGATCCTACAGCCATGCCTGCGGTTGTGCCAGCAGTAACTCCGGTTGCCGCTCCTACACCAGCTGCAACTGTACGACCAGCACGGGTAGAACCAACTGTAAGTGCATCGGCTACAGAGTCACCAGATGCCCGCCTGCCACAGGAGTTGGCAGGCGCAAAGCCACGGTATGCGTTCGGTCAGAAGCAGTTCGATCTGGCCTTCGAGAGCGACATCGACAAGGCGTCGTACATCGCATCCCAGACCAAGACATCTAAGGCCGACCGCCAGTTCGTGGAGTTCGTTCAGAACGCTATGGGTTGGTCTGAGGGCCAAGTGCGGGCGCACGGTGCCGAGGTTCGTTCTGCATTGAAGGCACAGGCCAAGACGGCTGAGCCGGGCACACTGAGCTTGCCGAAGCAACTCGGTAAGAAGGCAGAGGCCACAGCAGCCCCTGTGTTCGAGCAGACCATGAAGGGCGGGCGTATGAAGCCCTTCACTGCCGGGACCGAGACGACTGCGAAGGACGTGCTCAAGCATATCATTGACACCTCTGGTGATCCTATGATGGGCACGCTAGCTCGCCGTCTGCATGCACTGGCCGAGGATGTAAAGGTCGGCGTAGTGGGTGGCGTTAAGCGCTCGGCGTACCACTTCGGTCGCAACCGTATCGCCCTCGCTGAAGGCGCTACCGATTGGACTAAGATGCACGAGATCGCACACAGCCTGACGGCTAACCGTCTGCGCTTCGGTCGTACTGCACCAGATACCGCTATCGGTGGTTTGGCTAAACAGATCGACGACCTGCACGTACAGGCCCAGAAAGCAGCAGAGGGCAAACCACTGACTCAGGAGGCTAAGTATTACCTGAAGAACGCGGACGAGTTCATGGCTGGACTGTACAGCGGGCACAAGGAGTTCTACGACTTCCTGCGCGGCATCCCTACAACTGGTGGGAACGTGCTCAGCAAGGTAGTCGAGACTGTGCGTAAGATCCTCGGCATCCCTGCTGGTGAGAGCAACGCCTTCACCAGAGCGCTCGGTCTGACTGACGAGATGATGCAGCAGCCCCTGAGTGTGAAGACCACCATTGCTGAGCTGGATGGTACACATTCGATGTACGAGTCTGGGTTACTGCACTCAGCCCCTGCTGACACCCCGGCTGGTGCTGCCTCGCTCATTCAGAATGAGGACACGCACGCTATCAAGATCGCCAAGGGAGTGAGCTGGTCACTGCACAAGACCCTCAGCGGCTTCGGTGAAGACATGCGCAAGGCGGCTGACCTGCTGGTGGACAACCCACTGGACATGACAGGCGACAGCGTAGTGAGCCAGACCCGCGCAATCCGTGCTGAGTTCGCTCCGTTGCAGTATGCGTATGAGGACAAGCTCAAGGAGGTTCTGGCTAGCAAAGGCTTCGGCCTGTTAAAGCGCATCTTCCAGCCGAGGCAGGCACTGGAGGCGCAGGGTAAGATTGAGCGTGAGGTTGCCATCGAGATGCTGACCCGCGAGCAGAATCAGCGGCTCGGTAAGATGCACCCGGCTAACCCAGACAAGGACATCAAGGCCATGGCTGATTCACTCGACAAGCTGGCTAAGGCCACGCTCGGTGAGATGAAGGCAGCAGGTGTGCGTGGTGCTGAAGACGTGGCAGAGTCCTCCGGGTACTTCAGCCGTCGTTGGGACATCGGCAAGATCGAAGACATCGAAGCACGTCTGGTGGCCTCCGGGTTGACAGAGGATGCTGCTAAGTCACGTCTGGTCAGGATGCTGGCTACTGGGATGCGTCGGGCCAACGGTTGGGATGCAGAGCTGGCTGGCGACATCGCGAAGTCCCTGATCGACCGCACACGCCGTAAGGGCTACTTCGAGGATAGCGCATTCCGCTCCCACGCCGGTAACGACAACCTCGCTGAGATCCGCGACATCCTGAATGGTGCGGGCATCAGAGGCGACCGCCTGCAACGTGCTATGGATGTGCTGGCAGGTGTGACGGACGAGGCCGGTAAGGCTGCTGTCCTGAAGCACCGTATCGACATCGACATGAAGGCAGGCTTGCAGCTGCCCGGTGGCGGGTTCGTGAACGTGGCTGATCTGATAGACACGAACATGACGAACATCACTGAGCGCTACCTCGACACTGTGGCGGGCCGCTCTGGCTTGGCACGGAAAGGCCTCGAAGACCAGTCGGCAATCGACAGCCTCCGCAAGACTGCCTTGTCCTCTATTAAAGGAGAAGCAGAGCGGGGGAGGGCGGCGAAGCTGTTTGACGACACCGTGGCAGCTATCCAAGGCAAGCCTGTCGGTGAGGACATGCCAGCGTTCATGCGGGCCACTCAGGCGGCTACAAGGATGGTGGGGCTCGCCTCGTCTGGTCTGTGGCAGGTCACGGAGTACGCCCCGATGATGGCGCGGTACGGCATGCTGAAGACCATAGGGTACATGCTCAGAGAGATGCCCGGTGCCCGCCAGCTTTATACCAGCATCAGCAAGGACGCTGGGGCCTCGACGCAACTGAAGGACATCCTGACACGCAACAGCTCAGCGGACATCCGCATGCGCCCGTTCGTGCAGCGTCTTGAGGACAACTTCGAGATCCCTGCGTCTGCGCAGGTTCAGCTTGCCATGAGCCAAGCACAGCAGCTGGTGCCGTACATGAACGCCCAGAAGTTCGTACAGAGCCATCAGGCGCGTGTAATGGCGAACCTGATGGTAGACACCTTGCACAAGGCTGCAAAGGGCGACAAGAGGGCTATGCACGCCATGGAGCAGTACGGGCTGAAGCCGGATATAATGGTAGAGCTAGCTGATGACATAAAAACTCACGGCATGGATACTGCGAAGTGGTCAGACGGTACATGGGCTAAAGTCCGTGGGCCGTTAACTAAGGCCGCTGACGATGCAGTGCTGCGCAACCGTACGGGAGAGATCCCTGCATTCGCACAGTTTTCCCAGCTCGGCAAGTTCATCTTCACCTTCCGTAGCTTCGTGCTCGGCGCCCATAACAAGGTGCTGGCTGGTACGTTGCACCGGGATGGCTTGGCAGGTCTGAGCTTAATCATGCTGTATCAGTTCCCACTGTCGGCATTGGCTAACCTCGCAAACGCCACTATCCAAGGGAAGCCTATCAAGGACGAGAAGGAGCTTGTAGCTAAGTCCCTCGGCCAGATGGGTGCCTTCGGTATGTTCTCTGATGCCTTCGGGGTTATCTCCGGGCAGAAGCAGCAATTTGGCGCACCGGGCTTGATCATGATCGACCGTCTGTACAAGGCGGCAGGTCAGGCAGCCCAAGGTAACGCAGCAGGTACAGCAGACGCTGCCCTGAGTGCTACCCCTATCCTATCAATCATTCCGGGTATCCGTGCTATTGGCGCAGCCCTAAAGGAGTAAGAATGGCGTACTCAACTCAGCGTGCCGTCTCTGACGGTGCGTTACAGTTGCTTAGTCTGAGCATAAACTTCTTCGATAAGTCGGAGATCGCGGTATACCTTAACAACGTACCGACTAGTGCTTACACTTGGGCAACTGCTAACAGTATCCACATGAACTCTGTAGTACCGAACGGTGTAGAACTACTAGTACGCCGGACCACTGACCTCAGTGAAGTTCGGCATGTGTTCTCCCTAGGCGCGCAGTTCAAGGACAGCACCCTAGATGATGACTTCCGCCAGATCCTGCACATTGCCCAAGAGGCAGTGGAAGGCGCTAACGTAGGTGACATCTACTCAACACTGAACATGCACGGGAACAAGATCACCAACGTCGGGTCAGCCAGTGCTGACGGCGATGTGATCTCCTTAGGTCAAGTTCGTACCGAGTCGCAGGGTGCATTCATAGCGAACGCGCAAGCCCAGTCGGCTGCTGCGGCTGCTGCTGCCTCACAAGGTGCTGCGGCTTCATCTGCTACAGCCTCGGCTGGTTCCGCTACTGCTGCTGCTGGTTCCGCCACTGTGGCCGCTACTCAGGTCGGTCTAGCTACGACTCAGGCTACCAACGCAGCAAACTCTGCGACGGCTGCATCGGGTTCAGCCACAGCTGCTGCTGGCTCTGCTACTGCTGCCGGTACATCGGCCACTAACGCGGCCACCTCTGCCACAAACGCAGCTACTGCGAAGACCGGTGCCGAGACTGCCCGTGACGCTGCTATTAACGCCTCGTCGCAGGTGCAGTACGGTACAGTCCCGCTATTCTCTGTGCAGTGGTGGGGCGGTAAGCGCTCTGCCATCCCATCTGGGTACATCCCCGGTGATGGGCAGGCAGTAAGCCGCGCTCTGTACACTGACGTGACTGCCAACGTGGTAGCCATGATGGGCACCATTACGGACGCCTCGTGGGTGGCTACGCCGACCCTACGCGGTAACTGGGCGACTGGGGATGGCTCCACTACTTGGCGCGTCCCAGACCTCAACGGTAAATCCGCTGGGACTGTAGGCGCCCCGTTCCTACGTGGCGACGGTACGCTGTCGGCAGCTGTGGCTGGTACGATCCAGCTGGACGCCTTCCAGACGCACAGCCACTCATTGAACCTGTCGGCAAACTCCGGCACAGGGGCTGGTTACGTTGCCTACGGCGCAGGTGCCGCTGGTGTGAACGCGTACGGTACATCTGGTACCACAGCAGGCCGGGAGGCCGCTGAGACGCGGCCGCTTAACGTCACTGGCTGCTTCATCATCAAGGTATTCGGTGCTGTTAACAACACAGGCTCCGTGGATGCTAACCAGATCGTAACAACTCTGGGCATTCAGGATTCGCGTATTGCCGCACTAGAGGCTACCGAGAAGAAGGTCTACGGTGCTATGCGGATCGGTGCTGGGCATATTAACCCAACCAGCCCAGTCAACATCCACTGGAGTGAGGAACAGGTTCCCCCTGTCGGCGGTATAACCTACACCGGAGTAGGTGGCACAAGAGCGATGAAGGTGCCTATCGGTGGGGTCTACAAGGTAACTGTAACCCTACTATCGAACGCCGCAAACTCCGTGGCATCTGTCAGGCACTACCGTTCCGGTTCGCTGCTATTCACCCCCTTCGCTACTTACGGGGCGGTGTCTTCTGGGACTATGCACGGGGAGTGCCTCATCCGCCTACTGGCTAATGATGAGCTTAACGTAGCCGTTACTGCTGGGGGCATCCTGAACGATGGTACCAACCACTACAACGCCTTCGTCATTGAGCGTGTAGACAACTAAGGAGAACTGTATGGCACGCCGCTCTGGCTCCCTCGCGGAGCTGGAGGAACTGCACGCACTCGTAACTCAGTCGTACTCGACTCGTATTACTCAGGACTTGGCTGACGACATCCCTACGGATGCTGCCACCTTGTCCGGTGCTGCGAAGTTCCTCAAGGACAACGCGATTACTGCCGATCCGGCAGACAAGGCCG